TGCACGTTGGCGAGGTCAGCGGCCGACCCGGAGGCCGTGTCGGCAGCGTCCAGGGTCGTTGTGGCAGAGGACCGAGTCACGGTCACCGACGCCAGCGACACGCCACCCTGCGCCCACTGACCCGACTCGTACACCTCCTGTGCCGTGGCCCACTGCCCGGAGTTGTACGCCGAGTTCGCCGCCGTGACCGTGTTGTCAGGCGTGATCGAGTTGTTGTAGAGCGCCACCTTGAGCGTGTCGCTCGCGAGCGCGAACGCCGCCGTGTTCTTGAGCAGGTCCTCAAGCAACACGCCGAACACCTTGGAATTGGACCATGCCATTGCAAGCCTCCTTAGAGAACCTTGACTTGAGCGGTTGGGGCCAGGATGTGGACGTCCTGCCCGTCATCACGCACGGTCACGACAGCCATCACCGGCCGGTCGTCGCCATCGACCTGCACCAGCTCACCGCCGACGTAGTCCTGCCGCAGCACCGGGCGCAGCTCGGCACGGACACCGGCCGCCACCATCGGCGCCGACAGACCGGCCAACGCCGTGCACCGATGCAGCGGAGTGTGCGGCCGTGCGTCGTGCGACACGTGCTCGAGCCCGCACTGCGGACACCGCCAACGACGCTCCGGCACAAGGTCGTAGGCGGCCATCAGTAGTACCGGTAGGTGACATCCATGCGGATCCGGTCACCGGACGCCAGCCCGAACGCCGGTGCGACACCAACCAGCGACGTTTGCCCATCGCTGACGAACGTGACCGCAGTGGTCGAACTCGGGTAGATCGACCCCGCGTAGATCGCCACCGTGTTATCGACAATCACAAATTGGCCGTGGACATCCTCGGCGGCAGAAGCGGTCACCGGCAACGACACCGCGATCGCGTTCGACGTCGTCCCGGAACCGGTAATCGCCAGATCGCAGGACGCGTAGACCACCGGCCCGAACCGGTGATACATGGCACGCGTGACCGTGCACGTGACCGCAACCGCTTGTGTCACAACGGGCGTCCACGACTGCGACGGCTCCCGCACAATCCGCCACGCCGAACCGTCCCAGACGCTCAACGTGTCCGTGTCAGTCGCCCAATAATGCGCGCCGTCAGTCGGCCCGGTCGCCGGCCGCGCCGACGCTAAACCGGTATCAACGATCCGATTCCATCCATAGTTGAGGTTGCTGCTCGTGATCGCCGCATTAGCGGTCTGGCTCGGAACCGTCACGCTGCTCTCCTCACGGGGCCGCTACCGCCGACCCGTCCGCTGTTGTCGACCCCGCCCCATCCGCCCGAACGTACGTCCGTCCCGCCCTCGGCTCCGGCCGGCACACGTAGGTGACATCCCACCGGCGGGGCGACGCCTGAATTTGCATCGACACCGACTCCACGACCGATGTCATCGTGATCGCAGACCCGACCGCAACCGGTCGACGAACCACCGTGATCGTGTCCCCAACATCAACCGACAGTGCGTCTTTCGCAGCGTTCCCGCCTTGCAACGGGGTCCACTGCAACCGGTCCGCACGCGTCGCCGGCGTCGACAGGCGAGTAGCCAACCAAGGTGCGATTGCCCTCGGCTCCTCTTGCCGCGCCCACACACCGGCGATTTGCATCCCTTGCAACGGACCGTTGGTGTCAACGCTGGCGGTCACATCTGTCGTGTGCGACCCGGTCAACGTCACGAACGAGCGGAGCTGTTCCCGTCCCGCCGATGTTGTGATCTCGGCATAGCCGACATCGGTGCCGTCGTCGTCAAACGTCGCAACCGAGGATCCGGCCGACAAAAACGTGTCTCGGTTGATAAACCGCCATGTGCCGGTCCGATCAACGAAGATGCGACCTTGTTCGGACACTTCGACCGCTTGCAACGCTGGGAGGCAACGGGTTTCGTTCGGTTCGACCACGAGCGCCGATGATGCTGTCGGTGTGTCCCGCAGCGGCCAACCCGACACCGCGGTGATCGTGTTGAACGCTTCATGCGCCAGTTTCGTCGCACCCGAGGTGATGTTGAACGAGGCGGCGGCGAGCGCGTAGGCGTCGACGAAGTCGACATGAGCGGTTGCCCACCTGTTCGCCGGTTCGTAATTCTGTTCCCAATCCCCTTGTGTCACACCGCGAAACACGGTCACGGTCGTCCCGGACGAGTTGACGAACGTGACCCGGAACGGTTTCCCGGGGAGCAACTGACCGAAATAAGTTCCGGACGAATAGTCCGGATCGTACTTCCTGCCGTTGTTCGCCAAGACCACGGTCCCGGTCCCGGCGGCGTAGCCGTTCCCTTCCAATGATCCGTTGGCGCCGCGTCGGAACTGCACGGACAGTACGTCGGCGGTGATATCCACCCATGTCGGAGCGCTCGTATTCCATGACCCGGTTGGCGCCCACCACACCCCGAACTCAACACCGTTGATTGTTGCTGTCATCCGAGTCCGAAACTCCCCGGGTTGCGCCCGTTCTGCCTCATCCATTTGGTGAGCGCCGAGACGATGTCCTCACCGGAGGCGGCACCGTTGATGGTGATCGCACCGGCCTCGATGGTCAACGTGTTGCCACCGCCGAGAGACGGCACCGAACCGGCACGGTCCAACGGGATGATCGCCTCCGGGACACCGGCCTCTGCAACGGTGACATCGACACCGCCACGACGGGGCATCACGACACCGCCTTCGGCCATCAACGTGCGTCCACCACCGAGGTTGACGCTGACATCACCCGAGCCGGTCACCCGCAGGTTCGTCGTGATCTCCTTAGGGATCAACGCCAGCGAAGCCCGGTAGCGCTCGATTTCCCCGGAGAGACCCGGGAACCGGGATGCCAACTGATCGAGGGCCCGGGCCTGCGCTAACGCACGCTGCTCAGCGTTGACCGTCTCACCGTTCGCGGCGGCCTGCGCCACGTAGGCCGCCTCGGCCGCCCGCACCTGCGCCACGATGGCATCCCGCAGGCCGAACAACTGTTCCTTCGTTGCGCCCGATTCGTAGCCCGACTCGCCGACTGACTCGTTGTAGGCGTCGATCGCTTGAGTCAACCGGATCTCGGTCCGCTCAAGGTCGTCCCCGAACCCGGCTGCATCGAGTAGCGCTTCGTTGCGCCGTTCCAACGCCTCACGGGCAGCGTCGATGGCTTTCTGCTGCCCCTCCATTTCTTTGCGGAGCGACTCGGTGGCGGCGGTCGCTTCCTTGTCCGCGATGATCCCGGCGCGAGTCATCGCTATCGAGTCTTCACGGTCCCGGAGCGTCGCCCGGATCGACCCGCCGAACTTCTCGGTGGCGTCAGCGGCGTCATCAGACCCGCTGATCAAGTTGCGCAGGTTGTCGACAAACACAGCGCCTGGCGCAATCGCCATCTTGATTGACTCGGCGATTCGCTGGTATCCACCTGGGACCTTGCCGAGCGCGTCCATAAGGGAACTGGCGTTTTGGACTAGGTCCTCGAACAATGGCAATAACGTCTCGCCAATCTCCAACGACAGATTCTCGATCTGCGACCCGAGCGTCTTTTGAGAGTTGCCGAGACTGTCCGACGTCGCCTGATAGTCCCCAGCGGCGTACGCGCCCTGCCGCAGAATTTCGGCCTGTGCCGCTAACACTTTCTGTTGTGGCGTCAACGCGTTTTTCGTGTTGGAGATGATCCCCATCTCCAACGCTTTTTGACGCAACGTCGCATCGTCGAGGAGAATCCCAAACCGTCGCAACGGTTCCGCTTCGTTTCGGAGTCCGGCGCCGATGGCCTCGATCGCCTCCGGGACGGAGGTGTTGTTGATCGACGCCAGGTCGGTGGCGAGCCGAACGAGGTCGGTGGAGAACGCCGTGAGGTCGGAGCCGGCGAGCCCGGCCGACTTGCCGAACAGCCCGAACGTGGCGGCAGCGTCCAACGCCTGCTGTTTCGACTGGCCGAGCGACTCGGACGCACCCTCGGCGAACTTGACGATCTCATCTCGGGACCGGCCGAAGATCACCCCGGCTTTGTTCACGGTCTCGCCAAATGATGCCGCAGCGGACGCCAGGTTGTAGGCCATCTTTGCCGCTGCAGCACCAGCGAGCGGGGCGACCGTCGTGATCCCACCGAGTTTGTCGATCGTGCCACTGGCAGCCGACGAGAACTTCCCGGCGGCGGTCGACCCACGAGCCATCGCAACGGACGCATCATCGAACGCTGACAGCACCTGACCCGACGACCGGCCCGTCTGTTCCCCCCATTTGCCGAACATCATCCGGGACTGATCGGCCGACAGACCCGCATCCTTCGACGCTGCGGCGAACCGTTGCGCCTGCCCCTCAAGGGTCTTGATCGACGCTAACGCCTGCGTCGTATCCGCCGTGATGATCGCCTTAAAAATGTCGCTCATCGGGTCCCCCGACGGATCTCGGCTTCGAACGCATCCTGGAACGCCTGACCGCCCTCAAGGCCGGCACGTTCCATCGACCGTGCCCACGGACGGCCATGCGGCCGATGCCCCGGATGCATCACGACATACCGCGGTTTGATCCCGTTCCCGAGGCCGAGCGGTCGTGTCCCGGCGAACAGACCGGCCCGGTCACCGGTGATCAACTGGGCGGCGATCTGCGCCTGCCTGCGCTGCAACTTCTTCCCTTGCGCCAGCCGAGTGCCGATGCGTTGAAACTTGCGGGCGAACCCTCGGGGCATGATCACATGGGGCCGGGATCCACGCTCCACGATCGACCACGCGCCACGCATTTTAGAGTGCGGCCCGACAATCCACCGCAACGGTGAACCACCCGGTTCAACCTCCACTCGCTGGTTCAGCCGTACCGTGACCCGTCGGAACCGGATGTGAAACGGCGACCCTTCGGCCGCAACGATTTTTCGGGTGGTTTCGGCGCGCACCTTGGTTCCGATCAGCGTTGCGCGTTGCAACGTGACACCGGTTGACACGACCGCCGGAGCGAGCGCAGACCAAGGCTTAGCGGTCACCGGTCAGGCGGTGAGCTCGGCGAAACCGCCGGTGATCACCGGGGACCATGCGACCGTAGGAGGCTGACCGAGATGACCGACCCGTTCATCCCGATCAACGCGTTGAGCTGCGACGCGGCGTAGTCGTTGAACGCCGTCATCGACATGACACCAGAACGGAGCCCGGCGACGAACGCGGTGTAGCCCCCCGAGCCGAACGTGGTGATGTCCTGCGTGGCGACATCGGCGCCCGCTTCGAGCTGCGACACGAACGCCGAGATATCGGCGGTGGTGCCGGACAGGGTGCAGCCGGTTGGGGCGGACGCCCCACCGGGGGCGGTCCCACTGGTCGTTGCGGTCGAAACGAGAACATAGAACGAGGTGAGTGCGGTGATAGCCATTGTGTTGCGCTCCTTGCTTTTTAGAGGACGCCGATAGCGGCGAGGGCGGTGATCGAGACGCCGGACCCGCCGACGGTGAGCGACAGCCGCCACCACGTGTCGGTGGTGGTCGCTCCGACGATCCAGTCAGAGCCGACAGCGTTCCGGGACGACGACGCCGAGCCACGGGCCGTGTAGCTCCCGCCGGAGGTGGTCGAGGACTGCAACTGTGCCGTGATCGTCGGCGACGTCCCGGAGATCGCCAGGACGTGCAGCGACGCCCACGCCCCAACGGTGGCGGCGCCGGCCTGCACCGCCGTCGTCGTCCCGGTCGCCGTGACCGCCGTACCGGTCCCCCGGGTCACGAGGCCTTGCAGCGGACGGCCGCCGGCGATCGGGGCGAGCGGCACACTGATCGTCGACGCCTGCCCGACGGACACGTTGACGAGCCGCCACTGTCCGACCATCCCGTACGCGATCCCCGCAACGTTCCCGGCCGTGTCGCCCTCCGGGCAGACGGTCGCAACGGTCGCCGCTCCCAACTGTGCCGCTAGCAGCGTCTCGATTGCGTCGATGTCGTTGAGGCCGGACATTTGCACAACGGCGGCACGCAACGCCGCCGCCGACTGCGTGAACGACCCCGAACCGAACGTCGTCGTGTCGATCACGCCGACATCCACGCCGGTCTCGATCGACGTGGCGTAGTCGCTGATCTTGATGCCGCCGATCGCAGCGACAAGCGAGGTGGGGACGGTGATCGCCATTGGTCATCCTCTCCGGGGGATCACGGTGAGCGTGTGCTCTACCGCGACATGCTCAAGGTCGCCGATCGACAGCGCCCCGGGGGGCGCCGACCGCAACGCTTTGAACCCGAGCCCGGCCACCCCCAGATAGTCGCCAGCGGTGTCGGGCCAGAGAGCGTCACGCACCGAACCGGAACCGTTGTGCGACAACGCTGCGTAGAGCCTTTGATGGGCAACCCGGTCGGAGGCACGTGCAACTACCGTCGTCACGCTGATCGTCACGTCGGCAACCATCCCGGTAATTGTGGACATGTCGATCGAGCCGACCGTCACCATGTGGCACGGCGGTGCCGGGCTGTCCGGGGGGAACGCGTAGGAACGCATACCGGTGACCTGCTCAAGCTGTGCAGCGACAGCCGTGCAGATTTCCTCGACGTCCCAGCCCATCAGGCGATCCCTATCGCACGATCGCCACGCCGGTAGGTCGCGAGGAGCGCACCGACGAGCGGCGGCAGTTGCGCCAGTCGCATCGGGCCGAATTCGTTGGCGCCGGCGATCCCGAGCGGTGCCGACGAGCCGGCGAACAGCCAGCCGGCCGCAGCCAATGTTGCACGCACAACCGGATCAGGGACGACAGGCCATCCCCAATGCGCGGTGACCGACACCGAGGCACGCCCGAAATCGGTGGGGATCGCCCACGTGTTGCCCATCCGGCGGATTTGCGTCCACGGCCTGCCGTGCTCCGGTGCGTCGACCGGCTCCAACTGGAAACCGGACGATCCGAGCGTTGTCCCGTTGTCCACGACGATCA